GAGGTAAATCAATTAGCGTTAGTAAATCAACTAAAGAATTTAAAGATAAATTTTCTGAAATTGCTAAAGCTAATTGGGAATCTGACGAATATAGAAATAAAGTATTTAGTAAAAAACAAACATTAACTTTTACAGATGAACTTTATAATATGTTTTTTGAAATGTTTAAATTAACAGGTAGAGCTGACTTAACTTTAATTGAATTAAATAAGTTAGAAGATTTTATACGTGAATTTAATGAACCAAATTCAGAAATTAGAAGCTCATTAACTAATCTAAATGAATTTACACATAAACATTTAGAAAAAATGTTAAAAGAAAAAGGTTTTAAAAATTATAGAGAATGGTGTAAAATTACTTCGGAAGAATTAGGATATAAAAATGTTAGAGCTTGGAGATATTTTATTGAAAAAAATAATAAAGAAAAAAGTTTATTATATAATCATAAGATAACCAATATTGAATGGTTAGAAGATAAAATAGATACTGGTACAATTACAGTAGATGGAGATGAAATTTACCATAATTATCATACCTTTGCAACTGAAAGCGGTGTTTTTATTAAAAATAGTAATCTTGACCAAATTGCTGATATTCAATATTTACAAAGAAAATTATTTACCGCATTAAGGGTTCCTAAACAATTCTTAAATTACGATGAAGCTCAAGGTGAGGGTAAAAACTTATCATTACAAGATGTTAGATTTTCTAGAACAATAAATAGGATTCAACAAGCAATGTTAGCTGAATTAAATAAAATTGCAATTATTCATTTATATCTTTTAGGATTTGAGGATGATTTAGATAATTTTACACTTACACTTAATAATCCATCAACACAAGCTGAAATTCTTAAGAATGAACAATTACAGTTGAAGATGACGTTATACAAAGATGCTGTATCTGATGCTGGTAATGGATTTGCACCAATGTCTATGACTAGGGCTCATAGAGAAATTCTTGGATGGAGTGATGATGAAATAAAACAAGATTTACTTGAACAGCGAATTGAGAAAGCTGCGGCTGCTGAACTTGAGAATACTGGTCAAGTTATTAAACATACTGGTATGTTTGATAAGGTCGATTCAATATATGGTGACATGGATGCTGCAATGTCTGGTGCTGAAGGTGGTACTGAAGGTGGTGAAGAAGGTGGTGGACCAACTGGTGGTGGCGGTGGAGGTAGCTTCGGTGGTGGAGCATTAGAATTTGGTGATGAAGAAGGTGGTGAAGCCCCTGAGGCTACTGGTGAAGAGGGTGGTGAAACACCTGAAGTTGGTGGTGAAGAGGGTGGTGTCCCAGAAGCAACGCCAACTGAAACTCCAGAACCAATAGCTGAATCTAAAAAAAGAAAAAATAATTTAATTGTTGAGTACAATAATAATGGTAAAATTAAACCATCAAATAAAAAAACAAGTAATAAACTTTTTAACAATTTAGTTAATTCGATTACTAAAGAAGATGATGAAATCGTACTTAATGAAAGAGTTAAGGTTTATGATAAAAGTTTAAAAATAAATGAAGATATTAATAGTGTCATCAAAGACATCAATAGAATGTTAGGTGAATAGTACTTTTTAGTTTACTTTATGATATTTATATAAAAAAACATTATGAATAATTTTGGTAAAATAAAATACACGTATAATACTTTACTTGCTGAAGGTATTGCTAAGAATAGTAGCAAAGAAAAAGTAGCGTTTAAGAAGTATATAAAGACCATTAAAGAAAATAAATCATTAAAAACTCAATTTGATATTTACTATAATATTGAAAATAAAATCGAGAATGATGGTTGGAAAGCTTTGGTTTATATTGATGAATGTATTTCATTAATTAACACTTTTTCTAAAGAAGAAATTAAAAAGGCAAATTCATTAATTAATGAATCAGATTTTATTAAAAACGCTAAAGTAGAAATTGATGAAAATAAATCAAAATTATATGAAGCGATTGATACTTTAATATCAACCGTTAAATCATCATCAACGATAGATAAAATTGTTGAGGCTAAACACACAATTGTTGATTATATCTTAAATAATAAAAAAGAAGATAAAGTTGAAGGTGGATATGGTTTACCAAATAGTGTACTATCTGAAATTATTGTTGAAAAATTTAATGAAGAATATGTTGATTTAACTGAATCTGAAAAAGAAGTTATTTCAGTTATAATTGGTAGTGATAAATCTGATAAAGAATCATTATATAAAAAAACAATTAAAGAGTGTTTGACGTTAATCAATAATAGATTAGCTGAATCATCTGGAAATATTAAGGAGAAATTATTAACAACTAAAGAAACTTTGTTAGAAAAACAATATAATGAGGAAACATTTTTAACTGATGTTTCAAAAGTTTTAGAATTAAAAAATAGTTTAACCAATAATTAATATGGAAATAAATTCATTAGTTCAAATATTTGGTAGTGCTGGTGTTACTTTTTATGTGATGTGGCTTTGGTTACAAAGTATACAAAACGAAAAAAAAGCTATCATTAATAAATTAGAAATTGAACAAGAAAATAGAATTAAAGAGCTGAAGGAAATGTTACCTTTATTGAATGATGCATCTAAAGGTTTACAAGATGTTATCAAAACAAATGAGGAAAACAATAAAGAAGTTATTGAAACAATTATTAACCACATTAATGATAAAATATCTGAACTGTCTAACAAATGTTCTAATAATAATAATAAATAATTTAATAATGTTATGACTACTGCGTTACAACTTACTATTGCCAAATTAGAATTAAAACAACTTGAATTAGTTGATAGACTATCAGAAAAACATAATGATTATGTTATTCGCTTTATTGAATCAAGCATAACCGATAAATTCGTTGCGGTAAATGGTGATTGGGAATTAATCACTGGTTTCAGTGAAGAATATTGTACAGGGTTTGGTTGGGAAAATATTGTACCAAAAAAAGATTTAAATTCTGTTTTAAATCATGTCAATGAAATAAAAAAAGGTAGTAAAAACTTTGATTCATTTAAATCAGGGTTAATCAAGAAAGATGGTAAATTAATTGAAGTAATTTGGAAGGGTAAATACTTCTCGGAAATCAATGGTTTAATATTCATTGGTAGGGTTAATAGGTCTTGACTAATTTAAAAATTTTAAGTATACTTAAATAAAAATTTATATATGCTTAAAACAGGTAAACAAATGAAATTAGACCTATTCAAAAATTACAAAATAGTTACTGGAACAATTGATAATAAGAACCCGAAATCAATGTATTTAACAATATCAGCGTGGGGTAAACCAATTGTTGATGGGGATATTAACTATTCTGATGTTATCAGAAAAATGAATAAAGAAATTAAATCAACACTATACGATAATTTAGATAACATATTATTTGATATAGATAGAACAATTGTTGATTTAGATATGAGAAACTCTGGAATATCTTTTGATAAAAAGAGTTATATGAATTGTGAAATAACATTATTTAAACTTAATAGCTTTAAAATACAAGATAAAAAAATAAAAGATTGTATTAAAGAAATAACTGGGGATATAATATTAAAGGTATTTGATAATTCACCACATTTTGAATTTTATAAAAGTAAAAAATAAGTAAACCCCGAATTAGTTCGGGGTTTTTTGTTTTATATAGCATATTTATTAATAAAAACAATATGTCAGATATTAAAATATTAAAAGCTGGTCAAAGTGGTTTCGGATTTTTAATTGAATCAGATGCTGGTTTCATATCGCCAGGTGATAAAAGAAATAAACCATTCATCTCAGAGATGAAAAAATTAGAATCTGGTATACACCCATCAGTTCATGAACCATTAGTTGTTTATGTGGTCTTACAAAAATATGGTGTAAAAAATAGAAATGGTAGAATATATCCAGAATCTATTTTAAAAAGAGAGGTTGATAGATATCAAGAATTAATTAGAGAAAGAAGAGCTATTGGTGAATTAGACCACCCAGAGTCTTCAATTATTGCTGGTGATAGAGTATCACATAATATTATTGAAACTTGGTGGGAAGGTAAAACCTTAATGGGTAAAATGGAGATATTAATGACTCCAGGTTATATTAATTATGGTATTGTATCAACTAAAGGTGATGAAGTTGCAAATCTTTTAAGAAATAATATTATGATTGGTGTATCATCTAGAGGTGTTGGTTCATTAAGAGAAGTTGGTAATGACCACATAGTTCAAGAAGACTTTGAAATTATATGTTGGGATGTTGTAACAGCACCTAGTACACCTGGTTCATGGATGTTTAAAGATAAGTCAGAAGCTAGACCATTTGTTGAATCAGTAGAAAAGAAAAATAATACCTTAATTGACGGATTAGATAAATTTTTATTAGATTAAATAAAAAAACAATTTTTTTTTAAAAATTTAGCTTTTTGGTAATATAAACATATTTATAAACAAGTGAGGGGTATGACCCCTTTAATAATATTTTAAAAAACATTAAAAAATGGCAGAAAAAAATAAATCAATTATTGAGAGCGCTCTTTTGGATGCAAAGAGAATCCAAGAGGCACTTAACGCCAACACAAAAGAAATACTTCGTAGTGTAGCTATGGAAGAAATTGACGGACTAGTGAAAGAATCTTTGGAAGAAGGTTATGATGAAGAAGATGCTGATGAAGAAACAGAAGATGTTACTGTAACAGCTGATGATGAAGTTGCTGATGATGCAGCTGATGATTCAGAAGAAGTTGCTGACGATTTTGAATTTACATCTGATGACTCAGAAGAAGGTGACGACCTAGAAGGTGGTGACGATATGGGAATGAGCGCTGAGCCGCTTGGAGGAGACACAGAAGTAAGAGATATGACTCAAGCGTCCGATGATGACGTTATCAAAGTTTACAAAGAGTTAACTGGTGATAGTGAAATCGAAGTTGTTGTTGACGATGAAACTGGTGATATTAAATTATCAGTAAATGAACCAGGAAAATTTATCATTAAAACTAATGCTGGTACATCTGAACCTGATGGTGATGAATTTAGTGCTGACGAATTTGGTGGTGAAGAAGAAGAAGAAGTTGACGAAGTTATGTATGAAATCACACTTGATGAGATGGAAAACATTGATGGTATCAAAGCCCCATTAGGAAACGAAAATGATGACAACTGGGCTGGTGATAATTTAGAAGGTGGATTCGATGAAGACGCTGTTAAATATGCTCACGCTGAAGGTGACATGGTTATGTCTGAATCTGATACAATGGAAGAAGAAGTAACTATGGAAGAAGGTGAAGAACACATCGATGAAAAAATACAAGTTGGTAAAGGAAGAACTGTTGCTAATACTTTAACAGACATTAAAGGTGCTGGTGGTAAAGCAAACAACGTTACTGCACCAAATGTTACCGCTGTTAGTGAATCTAAAAAACCAACAATGACTATCAATGAAGTTGCAAACAAATATAATACATTGTTAACAGAAGCTAAAGATTTAAGAGGTAAAAATGAAGAATACAAAGAAGCTCTTAAAACATTTAGAACTATGTTAGCAGAAACAGTTGTATTTAACTCTAACTTAACTTATGTAACTAAGTTATTTATGGAACAAACTACAACTAAAGATGAGAAACAGTCAATCTTAAAAAGATTTGACGAAGAAGTTTCAACTCTTAAAGAATCAAAAAAGTTATACAAAATGATTGTTAATGAATTGTCTTCTAGAAAACCAATGAATGAATCAATCGATAGAAAATTAAATAAAGACGTTTCAAGCGGTGTGTCAAAACAATTAAATGAGTCTACCGCATACATCGACAAAGAAACTCAAAGAATAAAAGACTTAATGAGTAGAGTCGAAAAAAGATAATAATAACAAAACAAAAAAAAATAAACATTATGTCACAATTTTTAAATTCAGGACAAGTAGGGAAAATCGGATTGAACCACATGAAAGAGGTTCGTAGACAAACCCAAGCAAAATGGGAATCATTAGGATTCTTAGAAGGACTTAAAGGTCACATTAAAGAAAACGTTGCTCAGTTATATGAAAACCAAGCATCTTCAATTTTAACAGAAGCTACTGACGCTACGTCATCAGGTTCTTTCGAAACTGTAGTTTTCCCAATCGTAAGAAGAGTTTTCTCTAAATTATTAGCTAATGATGTAGTATCTGTACAAGCTATGAACATGCCAATCGGTAAATTGTTCTTCTTCGTACCACAAACTTCATCTAGAGTTGACGGTTTAGGAAACGCTGGTAACGATTACGCTACTACACCTTATGGTACTACTTACTCTGCACACACAGGTATGGGTGACCAATTACCAATGTGCGTTCAACCAGTTGAGGGTTGCACAGTAACACCATTCCAAGGTAAAAACTTATACGATATCTTCTACAACGATGGTATGTTTGATAACTCAAAAGGTACATTAACTATCGCTGTT